CAATAGACTCTTGTGCTTGTGCTGCACCTATACCTACTTTTTCAAAGTCGTCATATGCACCGACAACTTCGGACATCTTCATACCATACGCACCCGCGATTTCACCCGCACGTACTAACATATCAGTACCAACCAATGCAAACCTACCCGTATCTTCTATTAATTTACCTATAGAATCGGACATCTCCTTAAAAGGAATCCCCATTCTTTTTAAATCGGGTTGGGCTCTAGTTACGGATTCTCTAAACTTTTGAGATAACTCTCCCGCTAAACCCAATTCTTTATTAACAAACGTAAGTAAATAGGATTGTTCTTTCACATAATCCCCTATACCATCCATTGCCGTTTTAATAAGTGAACTAAAAACCGCACCCGCGGTACTTCCACCGTCGGTTGGTGCTTTATAGTTCTTAACTAATTCCGCAAGAACATTAGTATCCTCAGGTGCATATTGTTGTAATGTTGCACCGGCAATAATATCACTAACAGTGGATTTCATATCAGCACTAGCAACTGAGTTACTACCTGAATTGTTATTATTCCTTTTGTATTTTGGATTGTTTGCCAATTTATTTAAGGCGTCTTGTGAAATGGGTTTTCCATCACTATCATGCAACATATTGTTGTTTGCTAGATCCTTAATAATTTTGTTGATATCGTCCATATAGATAAATACTAGTCGGTAGACTTTTCTAACTCAATAATTCGTTCGACGTAGTATCTTCTCATAAACACGGGCATCTCTAAAACATCCCTATGTGAGAACCCTTTTCTAAGTAAGAAAATTGTTTCAGTAAACTGCGCGCTTTTATAGTCCGTAGAAAGGACGAAAAAACTCCACCCCAAAGTCTACTCTAAAAGTGACTTTTTCTCCTGATGGGGCGACTGCGTGGTGTACTAAGTTTACACCTGGTTTTACTTTATTGATATATTTTCTGAAATTTTGAGAGTCTAATATCGGTAAGGTTTCAATGAAATTTCTTATGTTCATTTGATCTTTATTACCTTTAACACTCTTAATTAGTTTTCCTAATCTTTTTGTAACAATAGGAGGTGCACCAAGACCGTTCCAACTTTTAGTTATATCTTCTAATTCTTGTTCGTCTTTTGGTGTAAGAAATTTAAATGTGATATCTACTTTAGATTTTTCCATAAAATATGGATACTCACCGTTTTCGTCACCTTTTAAATCGAATTCTTTATATGTAAGTTCACTTAAATCAACTGTATGTTCAAATGTCTCTTCTGTTTTAGGGTCTTTTAACACTAGTTTTAATTCGGAACCAAACGCAGTATTACGTAAGAAAATTAGGATTGCCTCTTTATCTTCTCTTGTTAAATCTTCAACAGGTACATCTTTAGTTAAAACTTTTCTTTTTAAAAGTTCTGTGACAATGTCTCCATTTGCCGCTAAGTTTGGTGAGGATAATACGTTCTCATCTGCCGCAGTTAGGTATGCTACCTTTAATGATTTCGTACCATTTGGATAGTATATACCTCTACTTGGTAATTCAACAACATCGTATTGAATTGTTGGGTCTATTCTATATTCGTTTTCCATACTGTTTAAATGTAACTATTAAATAGTGTAAAGTAAAGTTTAAATGAAATAAAAAAGGGGACCCTTATAAAAGATCCCCTTGAAATATATCGACAGATTATTTTTTTAGTATACTTGGATACATCTATCCATTCTTAATGTACAATCAATTGTTGCTAATGCATCATTGTTGTAATCTAACTCGTTGAAGTTCAAGTCAGTCATGAACGAACCTTGTAAAATCCATTTTTCAACCACAACACCTGTTGGGTCTAACATTTCTAATTCAATATCTTTTTTATACCCTGCAGCATAACCCATTCTTCCTGTTACTGATTCTGCGTGTAATCTAAACCATTCCATTAACGCTTGAGACGCTGATGGTCCAATTGGATCTTTAAATTTAACTCTTAGTTCATTCCATACAAATCTACCTGCAACGTAAGTTGAAGTATTTAAGAAAGGAATTTCTACTGAGTTGATTTTTGCACTCGGTCTTGCTGCCGATGTTACATACCATTCGTTGATACCCAATGATGATGGGAACCTAACGATAAATCGGTTAACTCTTTTCGGTTCGTAAGGAACCGGCATTTTCATTAATAAATCTGCCATGTCTGTATTTTTGTTATATTTGTTATTCTATTATTATAAATATATCTCTTCACGAAATATTTTTCTTTTTTATTTGAGAACTACTTGACATTGTCAATTAATTTCCGTATTTTTTTATTACCCAGTAATTACTAGTATGAAATATAGGATATAAAGTATATAATATATTAAATCTAGTATATATTAAACCAGTATATACTGGGGTCATCTCAATTTTTACTTTTGGATAGGGGAGAGTCGTTAGACCCTCCCTTTTCCTTTTTTATTCTATTAGATATTCTCAAATGATGCTCCTGTTGGAGTAATTAAGAATTCTACATCAATGAATTCAAGAGATCTAGTTGGTTTAACGTAAATCTTACCTCTTAGTGTATTCGCATCTATATCTTCTGGATCGTTAGACACTACTACTCTAAATTCGTATAAACCTCTTTCTTTCTTAATAGATTCTAATATTGGATTAACCAATCTTAAAAATTCATTTCTCACTTGTTCGTCATTTTGTTCAAATAACAATCTAACCGCCACCGCTGAAATTAATTTTCTTGCTCTTAATAATAATCTTCTTACGTTGATTCTGTCAAGTGCAGATTCTCTAACTTGTAATGTTTTATTACCCCAAATTATTGTTCCCGTATCTGAGAATGTTGCAATTGGGTTAATTCTTGCATTATATAAGTCATCTCTATTATCTAATGTTAACTTCTTTCTCGCTTTGATTGAGTTTACCAAACCTCTTTGGTACCCTGCTACTGCGAACCAAGGATAAGAAACATTATCGGTCAATGCAATGTTTTTAACAACTTCACCTGTTGGTGGAATGTATAATTGAGTCGCATTGTCCCCGTCTCTTACTTGTATCCAAGGCCAATATGTTGCTGTATAGTTAGTATCTAAATCAACTTCATCCAATTGGTCAACTATTTCGTCAACATCTGAAGTATTAGGAGAATTAGCAATATATAAAGAATCCGCTCTATCACCTTCAATCATATCAATTGCTTGATTAGTTAATGAACTGTGATTATAGAAATCTAAACCTGGAGTTGCAAATATATTAATGTCTACCGCTTCAGGATTAGAGAATGTTTCGATTCCCGCTAAATATGAATAGTAATCTGAGTTTCCAACAGTATCACTAAATACACCCTGATTAGATGTGTGTCCACTTACATAAGTGTTTTTACCGAAGATATAACCATCCCCATTTGTTCTTGTTCCTCTATAGATATCCCAACCATCAAAACCACCACAAACTGTGAATGTGAATTTTCTGTATGATTTAGTTTCTAATAAACCTTTATTGTTTCCTTCTAAATCGTATGGTGTTGTTTTAAAACCTGATATACCAGACGCTTGACTTGAAAGGTGGAAACTATGTGAGGTTGAACTCGCAGCGTTTCCTTTATATTCAAATAAATCTCTATCAAAACCAATTTGAGATGATAAACCTAAAGTAACTTTTCTGATTTTATCCCCGTTAGTTTTTTGTTCTGTACCTTGTGAGTTATAAGAAATAACATCACCCGCTACATTATATTTTGTTTTAAATAATATATTACCAACTTTAGATGTACCTAAGATATCTGATGTAAATCCTTTAAATCCTGCAGGAAATGCATCCACAGGTGCTTCTTCAGCCATGTTCAACATTATATATTTTGAACGTAACTCATATTCACCATCTGCAGTACCTATCTTTTTAGCAATGTAACCAGGTAAATCAGGGTTCATTGTACATCTTGAGAATTTTTCAAGTACTGAAACGTTATTATCAGTATCATTGAAGTCTCTAATAATCATATCAAACTCACCTGAATCAAGGTCAATGTTTTGAACTTGTATTTTTAATTGTGTGTTCGCTGCGTCCCCATCGGAAATACTAATCACACTAAATAAGTCAGAAACAATACCACCTCTCACTTCAGATACAACTGTTGGTGATGCT